TTACTTTTAAAATTTCCTGGCTGACGCTCAGTGGTAGGATATTATAATCCTCTCCTGTTATCATTCTATTTTGAGTATAGTACGTGCCTGGAGCATTTTGTTTAATAGAATCAGTTGACTCTTGCGAACTGGCATTGGTAACTGTGTATTTTAATGATAACACAATTGATAGAGTTTCTGCCTTACCATTACGATTCAAGTAAGGGATATCTATGGTAACACTTTTTATATTACCTGGAGAAATCTTATATGCTAGACCGTTGCTGATGCGATAATATGCTTTAAATGATCCTTGTGGAAGATCTCCAAACACACCATCGGCAAATGCTAATCTAACACGGTCATTAGACCTAGTTTGTACACTATAAAGTTTTCTAGAATTTCTTTGTGTAGAGTTATAAATGATGTTATTTCCAACAATTGATTCTACCTGTGTCCATAATACCGACTCTACGCCTAGTGTATTAGTACCGTACAACCAAATGTCAGTGTTATTAATACCCGATGAATCTAAATCTACAACTTCGTTGGGTGTAGGACGATCTACTACAAAGTTTCCTTCTTCTAGTGTGCCTTGACGGAAGTGTAAAAAGAATCCAGTGTTACTACTTGCTGGGCCACCGCCATCATCTCTATATAAAAATGCTAGGTTATTTCCTGGAAGCGGTGCTTCTTCGTATATTGAATCTGAATCTTTAAACACTGTAGAAACAACATCAAAGTCCATGGTGCGGCCATCGATGTTTTTAGTAAAACTGTATACAGGTATTTCTGTGTTTAATCCGTTAATCCTATATTGTTCTGTTGCTACGCCACCAATAACTTTTTTATCCTGAGGACGGCCAAATTGTATTATCTCGTTCATCGACGAATTAATAATCTTAATAAATTGTTCATACCAATTGGCATTACTGGGATCATTCCACAGCACTGTTTGTCCAGATAAGTTTCTACCGTTGCTGTCGATAATTTCTTCAGTGGTACTTAAAGCAGAGAACTTTAATAGACCGTTGGCAGGAATATTTCTTTTGGGGTTGTAGGATAGCAGACGTGCTAGACGTAGAACGCTTTCTCTGCGTTCTGCTAGTTCAAGGAAGTTATCACGAGCATTTAAATCGAATCTGAATGCTAGGTTTTGACCTAAGAATGCAATAAGATCAATAAGGGCCAAGTACTCACTGGACTCAATGTAATCGTTAAAATCTTCCGGATAATTTTCACGCAGGTACGCAATCATCGTACGGCGTAAGTTGTCAAAGTCGTAACTTTGAAAGTCTGCATTACGGAAACTCTGGTAGATTTTTGTCCAGTCTTCCGCGGCAATTAATCGATTTTGTCTATCTATGCTACCCATATATGTCCCTCACATGTTATTTATCGTGTAAGAAAATGTGGGTAGTTAATTTATAGAATACTGTTGGCTTCGTCGAATCTAAAACGTAGACTTTCTGATATGTTATAGGGCAGATAAGTTAGATCGCATTCTATTTGTAGGCCGCTTTCATACTCACTTACTGTGATATCTACTACTCGAACACGGGGATCGTAGTTAATGATAGACGTTACATCTTCTATAATTAAATCTCTTACTTCGTCGGTCAATGGTTCAAATAAAACATCCCAGATAATTGTTCCAAAATCTGGATTTTCTAATTTTTCGCCTTTTCGAATGTGAAAGTGATTGGTAATATCTTGTTTTATCAATGAAATATCATACAAAGGAAACGTGCCAGAATCTGCAACTGTACTGATTCCCCTGTAGGTACGGCTAGATACAATACTGGTTTTTCTAGCAGACGGAACACTAATTCTAGAAACAAGATTTTTTTCGATATTCATAACAGTATTTATTTTCCAATTTTCCTAAATGTATCAGGTGTTGATGATAACTTGCCATCTGTGGGTTTTGCATCAGGGGTGTGTCCTTTAGGATTTAAATTTTCGTGACCACTCCAGGGTTCTGCTTGTGGTACTCTGCCTGGCTTATTGCCTGCGCCGGCTGTTGCGGCTGCAGGACCGTTCATATGAATCTGTGCGGCTGTTTCTAAATGGTTTCCTCCGCTGTTGATATTTGTTGCTCCGCTGGTTGTAATCAGTGTGTCTGCTCCACTGACAATTTCCATGGCTGCACCGCTATCTAAATGCATGTTGTCTCCAGATAAAATGTTAACTTTGCCACCAGCACTCATATTGATATCTCTATCAGCAGTGATGTTTAAGTCATTTTTTGTATGTATACTGACACTGTCTGCGGCATAGATATCTAATTTACCATTGCTGGTCAATTCTATCCATGTGGTGCCTTTGGCATTGCCAATGTAGATTAAATCCTCGGTGTTGTGCAGTAGAATTTGATGGCCTGTTCTAGTACGAATCCTTACTAACTCATTGTGAGGTAATGTTGGATCTCCGTCTTTTGACAGTTCAACGTTGACATATTCTGGAGGACCTTCACTGGCTGGAGTTTTACGCAACAATGTTGGATCACCATCATCCATGACAAACGTAGAACCACCTAATCTGCTTACAAATGCGCCCGATACTTTGCTTTCGTAATGGCCGATGGATCCTGTTTTTGCACCGCTACGTCTATCAACTGGTCCGGGCGTACTAATACCAAACACCATGCTGGGCATGTCTCTGCGAGCACTAGAGGTAGTAAGTCCTCTTGTTTCGTCTGTGGCTAACCCTTGTTGTCCCAACACTGAGTTAAAAGGATGTACTGGTTTTTTAATTAGTGTTGTGTCTGTTTGCACAGTGTCATTTGTTTTTTTATTCCACTCTGCAACTACTTTCTTACCTTTGCCGCCAGGATCATTGTGTATTTCTGTTGCGGCTAATCCTGGAACCATGAAGTTCATGAATTCATCTTGCACACAACCTATCCAAAATCCTTGCTTAATGTCGCCTTCAACAAACACACACAGTACTGTACAGCCTACGTCTGGAGGCACTGCCCAAAACCCGTAACTTTTTTGTGTTCCGTTAAAATTATTATTTTTATCAGTGCTGTCTGCATTTGTAACCCCGTAGAAAGGACTTAGATATTTCACAGGTATCGTTTGACCTTGACGATTATAACTGTTACCCACTTCACGTAATAATTGTACATGTAGTGTTCCCATGTACTTGGGATCCACATTGCTTACAACTCTTGCAAGATAAGGACCTCCACTAAATTTGTGTTGTTTTTCGGATGATCTTTCAGGTACGCCCATAGTAATCCTTGATGTTTAAAAATGTATGCATATTCATTCGTTTATATCTTGATTTTCGTTAGAGTCTTTAGGTTTAGTCAACGTAGATACTATTCTATTTTTTATTATTCCAAGACGTTCAACAAACGACTTTCCAAATGATGTCGGTGAGGTTGGATTAGCAGTTGCTGATCCAGAGCCTCCATCATCGTTGGCTAGATCTGATCGATTAAAGGCTGCTACTCTCTGATTAGGCGTGTTGGCGGGCAAATCGCGAGCCTCAATTGCAGGGCGCGAATCGATAGCGGTTGCTTGGGCGGCTCCTGAAAATGCTACAGCGTCGTTGGTATCTGTACTGCGCACTAGTGTAACTGGTGCAGGATTGTTAGTAGTAGATACTGGTGCTGGTTTATTAAGGGCTTCAGCAGTTTGATTACGTCGACGCATTAATGACAATTCTTGAGTAAATTTGCCGCTGTTGAATCGATGTTTGACTTCGTTGACTTTATAAAGTCCGCTAAAGTGCCTAACTATCGATGTGTCTCCAAAGTCCATTAGTCCTGTAGAACTATTATAATCTATTGGTGTTCTAAAGACGATTGCTATATCTACTTCGCCGCTTTGATAATCCATGGTTAAATCTTTAGTGACGTTGAACGACCCTGTTCCAGTACTACTAAAATTCCCTAATCCACTGTCGGCAAGAAAATAGGGATCGCCCATTATTGTGAAATTAGGAATCATTACTAGGTCTGTTGCGGCATCATTTAATGCTCGTTGAAAAGCCTGGGCAACTATTGTTCGTTGATCTGCGAAGTTTAGACCACCGTTGGTGTTACTTGGAGGTGTTGGAGGATTATTTTGCGGCCTTCCATGACCTCTTTCACCATGGTAACTACTAGAACCAGAACTATTATCACTAGCAATTCTGCTTGTATCAGAATCAGGAGTAGCACCTAGTCTACCGTTGTCGGTGAGATTTTTGTTATTATCAGCACCTTTGGCCATGGCGTTAAACATTGCTTGTTTGAATTCTATATTAAAAC